ATCTACACTTCTAGCTTCGTCGGCAGCGTCAGATGTGTATAAGAGACAGGTCGAGCATTATAAGGCTCTCGGTGCTGTGTATAAGCCGCTGATGTTTGGCCTGATCGGCGTTTGCGCTCTGCTGCTGTGTGCAACGATAGGTTATATCTTTTTAGACATTCGCATGACGCGAGCTGGCTTGTTTCAGTCTGCCGGAATGTCTGCGCTTGCCGTCCTGCTGGCTGTCGTGGTTATCGCAGCAATAGCGTTAATGGCCTACACAGCTAAGATGATTATCAAAAACGCAAAAAGCCCGCGGGATTAACCGTGGGCGTTATTCGCTTTAAATTTTATTATGGCGAATATCCAAAGGGGGAAAGCGAATAATGAAGTGCCGAAATTGCAAAGCCGAATTGCCCGATGAGCTGCATTTTACGTTCTGCGGCTACTGCGGTGAGCGCCTTGTCCGCGAGCGCAAGAAGAAAGACGAGATAAAAATACCCACGCCGCGTAAGCGTGGGCAGAAGTGGTATGTTGACCTCCGGCGCGAGGGTGTGACCGTCATTGAGGACACCGAAGCCGAAGCCAAGGCCAAGGCGATTGCTATAAGAGCCGGGTTTGTTAAGACCCAAAAGAAAACGGATTTGACACTTGCCGAAGCAATAGATAATTATATTGATAATCGCCGGAACGTTCTGTCGCCGTCAACCCTTGCCGGTTATGGCTCTGTGAAGAAAAACCGCTTTAAGGCCGTAATGGCAAAGCCGCTGTCTGATATAAAGGACTGGCAAGCGGTGATTAACGCAGAAGCGCTTGTATGTGCCCCTAAGACGCTTAAGAACGCATGGGGGCTTGTGTCACCGGCTATTAAATCCGCCGGTGTGGAGTTGCCCAGACTTACCCTGCCGCAAATTGTGCCTAAAGACCCCGTTTTTCTTACCCCGGAGCAGATACATGTCTTTATCGCAGCCGTCAAGGGAACGCCTGTCGAGATAGCCGCACTACTCGGCTTGCATTCGCTCAGGCGCTCAGAGATCGCCGCGCTTGATTGGTCAAATGTTGATTTGGATAAGCGCACTATAAAAGTTTCCGGCGCAGTAGTCCCGGGAGAAAATTGGACACTTGTTGAAAAGCCGTCAAACAAAAACGCCACATCGACCCGAACAATACCTATTATGATACCGGAGCTTTATGAGGCTTTGACGGCTGTTAAAAGTAAGCACGGTAAGGTCGTAACATGCTACATTTCCACAGTGTATGATTGGGTCAATAATATTTGCGCTGCTAATGGTTTGCCGAAGCTTGGAGTTCACGGCTTGCGTCATTCTTTCGCTTCATTAGCCTACCATGTTAGTATGAGCGAACAGGCTGCAATGCAAATAGGCGGCTGGTCAGACTACGCGACAATGCGTAAAATTTACACGCATTTGTCTGCGCAGGACATAGGCCACGCAGAAAACGCAATGCGCGATTTTTACGACAATTTACCCAAGCAAGATTGATAGTTTACGCCAAAATTTACGACAGCATCGAAAAAGCACAGTATTATCAATGTCTTTTCGCTCTGCCGCAAAGGTTCGAATCCCTTACGGCGTGCCAAAAAGAGAAAATCCCGAAGTTTCAACGACTTCGGGATTTTCTTTGTTTATCAATGGTTTGCGGCGTTTTTGTGCCGTACATTTTTCAACGTAATTATACAAAAATTAACGTAGATATACACGTTTTAACTTGCAATTTTACGTCAAAATTTACGACAACTTTGTTATGCGTTTTTGAGGATGCTTATAGCTTTCTTTATCGCCATGTGCTCGCTCTCGCCGCCTGCGGTTTTGAGCATATCCTCGAGCTTTGCGATAGCGTGCTCGTTTTCGTCGGCGCGGCTGTAATGTCTGCGGCTATAGTCATCATCCCGGCTATAGCGCCCCATGCTGTCGCGCTTGTAGCTGTTGCCTCGCATAAAGCCTTCTGCATCCCATTCGCTTCTACGGCTGTATCCGTCGCTCATGCAGATCTTGTCGATGTTCTTTATGCTGTGCACAAGCTTGTCGATAATGTCAAGCGCGCCGACGTTTAATTCGCCCTGCTCTGCAATACTGTCAAGTTCCTCACAAAGCATGTCGCGCAGTCTTTCAAGTGTTTTCATACTCATGTTATTGCTCCTTTCACGCTATTCTGTCAACTATAAGATTTGCATTCGCAAAGTTGACTGCCTGACTGCTCGTGTTCTCTGCTGCTACAGTGAGGCAGCAGTCGCGCGGTACGTTTACATTTGCGGCAACGTAGATATTAAAATAATTCTCAACTGCAGCCGGTGTTATCGTTGCCGTCGCACTGGTGAGCGGTTCGCCGTTTATCGCTAAAGCGGCTGTGATAGCCTCCACAGTGCCGCCGGCAGGTATGGCTATATTCGCGCCAAAGGCAACACGATAACGCGCTCTGCACTGGTTTGTGAGGCCTCTGAGCGTAACAATGCCTGCGCCCTCGCGGTGCACTATGCTGCAATTACCGGCTACCGCAGTCTCGGTGAGAGGTACGTTCTGCCCGGCTGCAACAGTTACAATACTCGAGTTCGTAAATTCAGCCATCGTTTTCGCTCTCCTTTCCAGCCATACCAAAAGGTATCGACAGCGACATGGTTTTTATCATGTTTGCATAGTAATCGCCATTTTCCATTTCGTTGACAGTCTTGATGATACACGCGAAAGTGTTAAGCTCGCTTACATCGAGCGTGTCAAGGTCTACATCTATAAGATAGTCAATGAATTTTGCTTTGAGTTCTTTGCAAGTTGCCATATAATCAGTCCTTTCATAAAAAATGCGGTGAGGCTATGCGCCCCACCGCTTATCGTTAGTATCGGTAAAGGCCGACCATTTTCGTAAGATCACGAAAAAGCTAAACTATGAGATTTGTTATGCGCAGCTACCGCATGCCCCATAGGGTGCAGACGAAGCCCAAGGGTTACATGTAATGTAAGCCGGAGTCGGGCAAGGCCGCAGCTGAGACACGAGGTAATTATTCTGCGCAGCCTGCGAAGCTGCAAGCTTGAGGCTCTGGTTCTCGGTCTGCAAATCCTGCATCTTGCTGTTGACGAGGAAATCGAGAATTGCCTTGCTGTTGCTGTTTGCGTTGTCGATAATGTCGCGTGTTGCGTTCTGCACAGTGTTGCGAGTATCGCAAGCCTGCGTTGCCATATCATAACGCACCTGAGCAATTGCCGCGCGGTTCTCGCAGCAACACTCCTGAGCCTGCATCTGCATTGCGTTCAGCTGCTGCATAAGTGCGGCCTGCTGATTGCAGCGCGACAGCTCGGAAGAGTAGAAGCCGTTTGTGACCGCCTGAGTGACACCGGCGAAGCCGTTAAGCATTCCCGTGTTCATGGCATAGAAGCCGTCACACAGGCCGTTGTTAACGTTGTCAAGCTTTCGCTCGATGTTTGCAAAGTCGGAAGTCAGAACGTATCCGTCCATCACTCCGCCATTGTTACCGCCCCAGCCGTTGCCGCCCCAGCCGAAAAGCACGATGAAAAAGAGGATTATCCACCATCCGTCACCGCCAAAACCGCCGAAGCCGCCGTTTGCTGAGGTTGGTGCAACCGGCATAGTCATTACCGGCGCATCAGAAGAAATCGCCATTGTTTAGTTTTCCTTTCGATATGTATTTACAAATACCCGGCCGGATAAAATGTACCTACTTCATAAGCGCCTGGAACTGTTGCGCAAAGCTCTGCGCCTGATTGAGCTGCTGCTGTGTTATCTTTCCGCTTTGAAGCATTTTTTGCACTTCCTGTTGTGGGTCTCCCTGAAACGTGCTTTTAAATTGCTGAAAGCGCTGCACGAGCTGCTGAAACTGCGGATTAACTCCGCCGCCGAGAGCTTGAAACAAAGGATTACTCATTACTTACCTCCTTCGGCATAAGCGCCGCGACTTGCTTTACAAGTGCCTCATACTCTGCTCGGGTCACATAGTCCGCAGTCGGCTGAGCCGGTGCGCTCTGCGCTCGTTCCGTGTAGTCAAGAATGCGCATAGTCGGCATGCCTGCCGTGTCAACGGATTTAAGATAGATCGTTTGCCGTTCGCTGTCCCAAAGCGGAACAGTGTTTCCGGCAGCTACTAAATACGCTTTACCTGCCGCCTCTCCCTGCACCCAGATCATGCCCTGCTGTGCAGGCTGCTGCTGTGCTCGCATCTGCGCGAGGTTGTCCATCATAGGCGGCTGATAATATGGTTGCCCATACATGTTGCCGTAACCGTAAGCCATGATTAATCCTCTCTTTCAAAGTAATAAACCGGCACTTCCTCGCCGCTGTCCCACGTGTCGTAGTAATCGCCGTTTACGACGGCCACGACGTGCCCGGACAGTGCAAGGACATAAACGCCGTGCGGATGTTCATCGGCGAAGGCGGCGACTGTGTAGCACTCCGGGCAAGCATCTGGCAGCATGCGCTGTCTAAAGCCGTTGGCTTTGAGGTAACTTCCCCAGACGCTGTTTCCCGAGGGCATGTCGTGCGCTCTCAGACCTTCAACGCACAAAGCGAGATAGGTCTTTTCCCAGTCCGTTCCCATTGCTTTTGCAATTGCTCTCACTGCGCAATCGCCGACGCGCTTAGCGCCCGGATTAGGATTAAAAAACACGAACATTTCGCCGCCTCCCTTTACCTAAAGCTTAAAGCTTTTCCGCTTTCAAAGGGGGTAACTAATGTCCGTGTTATGGGGAAAATGGGCGTAAAAAAAGAGGAGGTCTTGCCTCCTCTCAGCTTTTGAAAAACCGCTCGTAATTATACTCGAGCCTTGTTCGCGCCGTTGTTATTCGTTTACCGACGGTTTTTCGGTCAAGCCCTATTTCTTCTGCTATGTCTATCTGCGGAATTTGCTGAATGAAATACAAATCCGCTATCCTGCTGCCCTCGCGCCCAAGGTTGGAGCAATATATAAGCTCTTCCCACTTCTCGCGCGGCAGCATTGCCATGTCCGGCCTGAGCCGTAATCGCGCCTGTGTCATTTATCACACTTCGGCTTATCGTACTCCATAGCCTGTCTGCTGTCACTGACTCCGGCGGTCGTCGGGTCTGTGACTACGCCGAGAATGGTAAGCACCGCGAACAGCGCGTTTACAACGGCCAGCAGCTTGTCACCCAGCGCGTCAAGCTTGAGATCGATGCCGAACACCGCCGCCACTACCTGAATAAGCAGCAGCACCGCCGGAACGAGCGCGAGCCAAAAGGTTTTGTTTTTAAGTCTTACGGTCCAGTTGATTTTCATAAATGTGCCTCCTGTTAATGATGATGATTTCTCATGTCGTCCTCAAGGTCTGATATCCGGTGATTTGCCACCTTGAGCTGTTCCTCTACTACAGGCATACGCTTTACAAAGTCGTTGTGCTCCCTGACCTCTCGTGTCAGCTCGATCACCTTTGTTTCCATTACCGCCTGTGATTTGCTGTTGCTGATAAGTACGCCGATAAGCGTTAAAACGCCGGTTATGATAGCTACGACTACACTTTCAACCATTATTTTTTAATTATCCTCTCGCAAAAAATTATCGTCCTTAGCATGTCCTCGGTTAGGTCAACCACGCCGTCGCCCTTGCCCTTGATTATGCCGTCCTGCATAAGCTGCCTGACGGTGTCGCGGTAAAAGCCCTCCGGCACATCTTCTATCGTTTTCCATCTTTCCATTTCTTCATCCTCGCTTTCTGCTGTATATTTCGGCCTGCCGAAGCCGTAGACCGTGCTGCCGAGATACCGGGTAACGCGCTGTACGGCGTTGCCGTAGTTGCCCTCTATGGTAACGAACGTGTTGCCGTTTACGCTTTCCACAATGCCCGTGTGGCATGGGAGCCCGTCGCGGCTGTCGCGCTGGAAAAACTGGTCGCCGACCTGCGGCTTGGTGAAAAGCCTCGCCTGTGCCGCGTAATACTTCGCCCAGCTCACGCAGCTTGCGCCGTATGGTCCGGTAAGGCACAGAATATCCTTTGCCTCGCTGCCTGCAATGCGCCAGAAGCACCACGCTACAAAGCTTGTGCACCATTCATAGCCGTTCTTCGGCGTGTTCCAGAATTTCGCCTTATCAAGCTCGGCCTGAAACATCGTGAAATTGCCTCGTCCGGCGTTGTCCTCAAAGCTGTATAAGTCCTTATCCGATGCTTTTTCCCTGTAGCCTATGTACTTTGCGGCTAACGTGAGCACCTGTTTCGGGGTAATGTTCATGGTTGAAAAATCACCGTCCTTTATCATCTCGGTGGGCATTTTTTATTTTACCCATCTCGCGCCCTACGAGATGATCTTCAATTTGTGGCGGTTGTAAATCTTCAAGGATAGCTATTCTTTTTTTTGGCTTGTGCTGTCTATCTAAACTGAGCCGCCGCAGTTTTCTTTTTGCAAGCCGCCTATTTATAAGCCCCCGAACGGCAGGGGGCAGTATTGCAAACGGCATTAATGCCGGTCACAAGCTACGCATCCTCCCACGCGCTCGGCAGCGCCGACGCATCGTGTACAACATTATCCTGCAAGCACCTGTGTACCTTGCCGGAAGCGTCCTTGTAGCATTCGCCGGTCATGTACATGCCGCTCGTTCCGAGAGGGGCTACCCATGCTTTAGCCTTTGCCGGGTCTGTAGTGTGACACAGCCCCCACAGAGCGCGAAGCGTTGACGGTCTGCCCTGATAATTCGCGGCGTTGTGCGGCTGTATAAGCGTCCACACCTGCCCTTCGTCCGCAACCGGCGTACCGGCAGGACATGCGCTGTAATCCTTCTGCGCGTCGAAATCGGGCACTTTGCTTTCCTCCGCGATTATCGCCGTGCCGTCCATCGTGCTTGCGCGTCCGCGCAGATTGAGCGCATCATCCGCGCCCTTTTCCTTCATTTTGGTCATGGCCTCTGTCTTTGTCATACGCTGTTGACTCCTTCCTTGTATGCCGCCTCAAGGTCGCCGGTGCTCACGGCGTTTTTCAGCTCGCTGTCCTTGTCCGCTACGACCTGTGCGCCGTTTACCGTTTCGATCTCGCACTTCGGCTCGGTGCCGTGCAGGCCGTCGTCGGTAAGCCGGAATACGGTGTCGGCTATCTGCGTTACCGTTTCGCCGGTCTCCGTGTCGGTGTATTCCCTTGCCACCTTTGCGCATATGCCCTCAGCCTCCGCTTCATTGCACAGCACATAGCAGCCGTTTGTGTGCAGCCGGATATATACGAAGCTATCGGAATATCCGGCGATTTCGTTGTCTACTTTTATCGCGTACATGATCTACACCTCCCGGATCAAAAACAGAATGCGAAGGCAACGCCTTGCTTTACTGAAGTAGCACTAACAACTTGATTAGAAGTGCCTTGAGTTGACACATAGCAATACGCTATCATGACATTGATTAAATTCGAACTCAGCCACCAATCAGCAGCGTTGTTTTCTAACTTCTTAATCTTGCTGTTTCCGGCGGCATAGTAGGCGTACTGTGTGCCCTCGGCGTACTGCGCATTCCCTTTAGCGCCAAACACCTCGTTTTCCGTAAGGCTGAAAAGCTTCGGGGAAACGCTTGCGTTGTTTATCGTCTTGCTGATGGGCTTTACGGCGTTCTGTATGCTCTCCGGCAGCTTCGTAAGTAGTAGGTCGTCCCATGTTGCCTTCCATGCATACTTTGTGTTAAGGCAGTCGTGCAGCTGGAAGGTCAGCGGCGCTGTTCCGCCTGCGGCGTAGGTGTCGTGGCCTTTGCCGATGATATCGACCAAATAGTCTGCGCCGTCTATCGTCATGGTCTTGCTGTCGCCCTCGACCCACGTGTCGGGTACGCTGCCGCTTTGACAGGCAGCGATTATCTGCTCCCACGTGTTGGAGGCGAATGTGGAGTTGAGGAAATTCACCGTCACCGCGCAGGTCTTGCTTGCAGGCGCGGTGTGGTTCGTGCCCTCCGCAACGCTCACGGTTATTGTCGCGCTGCCGCTTGCCTTGCCCGTAACGGTGACAGTGCTGCCGCTCACACTTGCCGTTGCTATGCCCGGGGCGCTGCTCACGGCGCTTATCACACCGTCGCCCGCTCTCGTAACGGCGATGCTTGCGCTCGTTGTGCTGCTGTCCAGCGTCAGTGTCGTCGGGCTTATCGATAAGCTGCCCGCCGCCTTCCCGATACTCCAGCTCACGCTCTTCGCCTTCGTCGTGCCGTCAGGCCAGCGGTAATTTGCCTTCGGCGTGAATGTTGCCGTGTAGCTTCCGGCGTTCGTGCCGGAGGTCGTGCCGCCGATGGTCAGCTGCGTCGCGCTGTAGCCGCTCCATGTGGGGGACTGGCTGCTCCCGTTATACGTCAATGCTCCGCTCTGACTCGGAACGGCCGGAATGGTCTTTTTATTGACCGTAACGGCGGTTGTGCTTGTTTTGGTAACTCCGTGCTCGGTGTAACTGATCGTGACGCTTTGGCTCCCCACGCTTGTGAACGTTGTCGGGCTTATGCTGTAATTGCTTACAGCCGCCGAAGATCCGTCGCTGTATGTCGCTGTGACGACCATTCCGGCGCTCTGGAAGCTGTCGCCGTATTCATACACCGTTTTCGCCGGCGGCGTTGTTACCGCTATGGACACAAGCCTTACGCCTCCGCCGCCTCCGACCATGTTGAACACTAAGCTCATGCCGTTGCCTCCGTTCTCAGAATGTTGACTGTAAGATTTTTCGTGGGCGTAACGTCGCAGTGAAAGCTCATCTTGCCCGCCGTTGTCACATTGTCGGCGTAGATCATCGCCTCGGCATAGTCCTTGAAGCTGTCCCCTGCCGGGCATACCGTATAGGCATAGCCGCTTGCAATGAACCTGCTGTCGCTGACTGCCTGTGTGCCTGCGCTCCACCCTGCCGCCGTCAGCGTCACGGTAAAGGAGTCCGCCTTTCCGCTCTTGCCGTTCCATGCCGTTCTCTCTGCGGCGGTAATGTGCTTAGCTGTGTTTTGCGCGTGGGTATTCAGATTGTCCTGTACGGTCTCTGCCGCGCCCTGCGCGTCCGCTCCGACCATTGCGGCGGTGTAGTCGCCTGCCTGAGGCGCAACAGCGCCAGAGCGTCCGTTGAAGCTCGAAACGCCGCCTCCGGCAACTCCCTGTGCGGCCATAGCCCAATACTTGGCGTTGTTCGTGTCCTCACCGGTTCGCGTCCCCGTGCCGCCGACCGCCCAGCTCTCGGACAGCTTACTGCTTGCCTGTGCACTCTGTGCGCTCGCTCCGGCGCTCTGTGCGCTCCCTGCTGCCGCGCTCTTGGCGCTCTCTGCCGCAGTCTTGGCACTCTGTGCGGAAGTATTCGCGGCCTCGGCATCTGTTTTCGCGGTCTGTGCCGAGGCGTTTGCAGTCTCGGCCTTGCTCTGCGCCGTCTGTGCCGCTGCTTTTGCCGACTCTGCGGCGGATTTTGCCGACTGCGCGGAAGCATTCGCGCTCTCGGCGCTTGCCCCTGCCGTGACCGCCGCTGTTTTCGCGCTCTCGGCCTCTGCCTTGGCGGTCTGTGCCGCCTGAGCCGCGGCTTGCGCCGCAGACGCTTTTTCCGTGGCCGTCTGAGCGTTCTCGGCGCTTGCAGTCTCGCTGGCATCTGCCGATGCAGCCGACTCTGCCGCCGCTGATGCCGAGCCGGAAGCCGATGCTGCCGCGCTTTCTGCTGCGGTCTGTGCGCTCTCCGCTTTGCCTTGGGCAGTCTCTGCCTTGCTCTGCGCGGTTTCCGCTTTGCCCTGTGCGGTCTCGGCTGCTGCCTGTGCCGTCTCCGCGGCATTCTGCGCAGTCTCGGCTTTGCCCTGTGCGGTTTCTGCCGCTGTCTGCGCGTCCTTTGCCGCCTGCGCCGACTGTGCCGCCGCCGACTGCACCTGCGCCCAGATGGGCAGCGTGCCGGTCGATACGTCCTCATAGCCCTCATAGCCCTTGCGTATCTTGCCGACCGTCGCCCACACCGTAGGTATCGCAACCGTGTTGGCGTTGTCAGCACCGTACACGCCGACCGTTAGTATCTCGTCGCTTTTCTCAAGGCATTCCTGCGGAATGGAGCAGACGTTGTTTTCCCAATACGAGTCGAGCACGACCTTTGTAACGTCGCCTGCCGTGAATATCGCGGTTCTGCTTATTCCCGAATGCCAATCGGCTGAAAACTCGAATTTTATCTTTGCATTTATCATGCCGCTGGTCAAGGTTTCGTTCTCCGTCACCGTCGCCAGCGCTTTGCCGATCATGATTGTTGTCAAAAGGCTTTTCCTCCTTTTTTGCTTCTTGATTTCAGCATAACAAAAGGAGGCAGGGCTTATTAAGCCCCACCTCCGCATGTTTTTATTTTTTTAGCCAACTGTTACATTTTTCGATAACTTCGTTGACGCTGCCATAAACGCCGGTTGCATATAAAGCTCTGCGTATCTTCTCGCGCTCTTTATTGTCGCCGTTTATGTACGCCTCTTTGTAACGCCGAGTGAGCGATGACTTGATGTTTTTTTCTTCAACGCCGTGTTCAGTCAGCTCATCGACTGCTTTTTTGATATCTCCGCCGTTGTCGATAGCATCGTAAAGCTTTGTGTAGTTGGAGTTCGTATCATTTTTCCACTTTTCGACCTCGAGCCACGCCTCACCCTCGCCCATGCCGGCATCGTCCTGCAAAGCCGCTATTGCTTCATCGTCGGTGAGATATCCGTCGTTCCACGCATACTTTACAGCGCCCTCTTTACTCGGCTCATACGACCTTATCTTGTCGCTTGCAAAAGCATTATAAAGGCTTACACCCTCACGAGCTATGTTGTACAGCGGTATTCCGGTGATCTTGGACAGAACGTTGACCACCTTGTAATATCCGCCGAACTTCGTGTATCTTGAGTTTTCGCCCTTTTCGCGTATTTCTCGGAAAATCTCAAGTGCTTTCAGTGAAGAATTGATTATATCGGTCAGCGGTATATCTGTACCGTTGCCGTATACCTCTACGCCGAACCACTTTTTATCCGCGTCATCAAGCAGCATCTTTGTGATATCCCACACGTTGCTTGCGTAAGGGAAATAGGTAAGAGGATTAAGCTCATCGGCAAGCTTTATGCGCATTGCTCTTGTCCACTTCTGCACGAACGTGCCGTATTCGTCATCGTCGCGCCACGCATCCGCGAGAGAGGCAAGCGCCGAGTTAACGACTGCGGCTACAGCTACGACTATGCATGTTTTGCTCAGCCTGCTGTAATCCGAGGGTTTGAGCTTTATGCCCTTTGCCTGTTTCATCTGGATGTCGAATATCTCGCTTGTGACAAGGCTTGCGGTCGTCATAGGCTCTGACATGAACGAGGTAAACAGTCTTGCGCCCGAACTGCGGTTTCTGGAAACCTCGCTCTTTGTAAGCACCGTATCAACGACCTGAGTGTTATAAATAACATTCTCAAACACTTTGCTTACTTTCGGGAAAAACTCTGCATCGCTTTCGCTCAATCCTGTCTCTCTGCGCACCTGCTTTTTTGAAGCATCCCACAGCGCCGCCCATGTGACCTTGTCCGCAAACTCAGCGCCTTTCATGCCGATCTCGTTTATCTTGCTTATCGTGCCCTGACTATGCTTTATAAGCTCCTGAACGCCTCTGCTGACGTTGACATCGTAGAAGCCGAGATCTTTCCAAAGCGCTATGCCGGAGTGCTTGTGCATTTCCTCAATGTTTTGCTTGGTACTTATACCTGCATAGTTTTTCAGACTCGATATCAAGTCTTTCGGGTCAAGATAGAGCGCCGCTCTTACTATAGCCGACGGCTGCTGTATCATAACTCGTGTGTTGTACGCAACCGCTGCTCTGTTGACGCGGTTTATCATCCTCGAGTTAACGCTGCTGTCTCCGCGCCCCTCTGCGCCGTTGTACGCTTTGATTATGCCGGTAACAAACTGCTCTGCAAATCCTCTGCCGTTTTTATCGGAACCGAACGCTCTGCGCATCTCGTCACGCAGCGACGCGGTAACATTGCCGCTCTCGTCGCGCACTTTGATGTTGAACCACTTTGTCATATCCAGCAGCGGCAGCGCAAAACTGCGATACTGCGCCATCTCCGACATATGGTTTGCAAACACATCAAAGATATCGTAAACAACGATTGACTGATTTGCTTTTGCGCTCGTTTCTTTTGTGAACCCCATATTGAGAAGCTGATAGAGGCTTGCGTTGTCGGTCTTTTCGTCAACCTTGCTGTCTGTTTCGGTGGTGTCTATCTTTATGGGGAAATAATTCTCATCCTTGAACATTTCCACATCAAAGCGCTTTCTCGAAACATAGTTGCCCCATTCGCCGCCTCGCTCGACCATGAAGTGCTGCAACTTATCGGCGACCTCTTTCTGCCGGTCAGTAAGCTCGCCGAACATTTCGTTGAGCTCAGCGTCAGTGAAAACGTGCTTTTCTTTGTCTGTTTGCAGATTAAACTTGCCGTCCTTGAAGTTGGCAACCCTGAAACCGCCCGAGTCAAGGTGCTGTTTTGCCTGTGAGCGCTTGTTAAGCTCGTAAAGGCTCATGAGCTGCGCAGAAGTAAGCTTTACGCGCTGATCACCAAACTTAAACTCATGAGTTTCTTTCGCCCACTGCTTGACCTCTGCCGTGGTGTATGTGTCCTCTGCAAAGTCTATAACTTCTTTGGTGAGGAATGCCATGGTGTTCTGACCGTCAACAAACTCCTGATACATGCTTTCTCCACCCTTGCCGAAGCGTTTGAAAACATGCGCCGGTCGCGAACTCTCCCACATGATCGCTTGGTCAAGTCGGTTCGCCGCGAGCTTACTTGTGAACGCCTTTGTCTTTGTGTACTCTCTGAGCGTTTCAATATCCGATTCACCGGCTTCATAAACGTGTTGGAAAGTCGCGTTTTGATACAGCCTGTTCATATCGGTTATTGCCTTTTTCATTGTTTTGACAATATCCGATAACTCTTTGAGCTGTCCGGAGGTCATATCGTTTATTGTGTACGTTCCCTTATTGTTTCGTGCAAGAGTGTTCACGCTGCTCACAAAGTCCGCAAGCTGCGTTTCAAACTCAGGCGGTAAGTCGAGATCGCTGTATCTGTCCTCCCCGCCCTTGCTGTCGGCTATATATCTTCTGAGCCTGTCGAGGCTGTCGATATACTTCATGTCCTTCATTGTGGGGGCACCGCCGCCGAGCTGCCGAGAGCTGGTAAAGTCTATAGCGGATATGAAGTCTCTAACCGTGCTTTGAAGCTGACCGGGAATGTGTTTGAGCGTATTCTTGTGATCGGGATTGAGCAGCCATTTTGACAGCGTGTTAACGTTTTTCTCTATCTGCCCTTTGTAGTGGTTTCTGAGCGCGGTTTCTTTGCGCTTGCTGTCAAGTCGCGCCACACCCTCTTTGAAGCGCTGAAGCTTAACCTCATTGCGCTCGCGTTCTTTATTGACCGCGCTCTTTATCCTCTCGGCATTGTCCGCTTTGAGCTTTGCCTCTCGCGCGGCTGCTTTGTCTGCCATTGTCGGCGCAGTCTGGCGCACTTGGTCACTGAGCATGCTGTCAATTATGTAATTGCGCATATACTCTGCCGCTTCCTCGGCGTAGTAACCGTTCGGGTTTGCGTACTGCGGCGCTGTACCGTCGAGCACTTCTGCAATGCGCTCGAGCTGATCGGCAGGGTTAATAATGTCCTCGGGGAAATATCCCTCGCCGAACATGCTGTTAAGCTCTGAATATGCACTGTCAACGCTCAAGCCGTTTTTGTTAAACATAATACGGCGCTTGTAACTGTTGCGTATGCCTTCAAACTCCGCCGAGCCGTCATCCTTGAGCTTAACTCTCTTGAGATAATCCTTGAGCCTGTTGTGCGTCTGAACATCATCCTCATTGACTATCGTGGTGGCGTTGCTCACAACGTCCTCTGCGATATCCTGTGCCATTTCCGCAATGTCGGTATAGCGCAGCTCTTTTTCATTGAGGATATGCTCGCCGAGCTTGCTGAGCCGTTCTGTGATATCCTGCGGCTTGAGGTCTGATTCGCTCATGTCAATAACTTCTCGCGCAAGGCGATTCACGTCGCTTTGGCGCACGATCTTTACCTTCGTGCGCTGCGTCTGGCCTCTCCAGTAGTCAACGCGCTTTTTGAGTTCTTTGTTCTGCCGCCGCAGCTCGGTAATGCTCTCCGGCTCGCGGGAGTAGCTATTGACATTGGTTTTCGCTTCTTCCGTAGGCTCAAGAGAATATTTCTTGACATTCTCGCCGGAATCGCGTATACTATCAGTAGAAGCACCGCGACGTGCGGGGGCATCTTGCCCCCCTATCTGGTCTCTTTTCATGAGATCAAGCTCGTCAGCGGTGTTTTCTTTTATGTTGACGATATCATAGAGATACTTTTTGCCGTCCGAGGAATTAAGAATAACAAGCTCTGCGTCAAAAGATTTAATATTTGTAATCTTATTATTCTGCTTAACAGGGAATGCAAAAGCCGTTGAATACCTGTAAACGCCGTACTTCGCATCCTTATTTGCTATGTGTTTTGTTTTCTCCCATCGGCGATTTGTAGCTATCTCTATCATTTCTCCGAAACTGCCGATAGCTTTATTCTTCGCAGTCAGAGTTTTAGGGTTCTTTCGCAGCAATGCCCTTGTATACTCCGACTGGGTATACTCGCTGGGCAAATTCTCGCCGATATAAACCTTGCTCCCACTCTCGATTATCGTATACGCCTCGCCGATATGATTTGCGATATACGCCGCTACTTTTTTGTGGTTACGCAGTTCCTTAGCGGTCAACGGGCTGTTTTCAATCCATGCGATTTTCTTGCCGTTGACCTCTCGCGAATACATTGTGCCGCTTTTCGGCGGCGCTCTGCCTTTGTTCGCGGTCTCGGCGGTGTGCTTGCGGAAGCTCTCCTGCACCTTGCCGTAGTTTGCGCTGTCGTGCTCCGTTCCGGCAAAGATGTTTATCTTGCCCAGCGCGTCACAGCACATTTCCTCAAACGCCTCAGCCTCGCTTATCGTGTCGCCGTATGCGTGCCTGTAGACTTCAACTGCGCTGCTAAGCTCTTTCTCAGAGAGGTCTGAAAGCATGGCACTGCGCAGTTCGTCAAGGCTTATATCGCCCTGCGCTATCGCCGCGTGCCCCATCTCATGGCGCATTATCTGCTCTGCGGATATGTCGGGATGGTCTGAGCGCACCATAACGGTTTTGCTCTCGGTATCGACCATGCCCCTGAACTCGCCGCCGCTGTCCTTGATATTGCCGCCCTCGAAATATTGAACGTTATAGCCGTAGCTTCTTGCAAGCTCACGGCCTTTTTTCATGCTCTCGGTGTCCTCGCCGGAGTAGTAGACATTCTCCTGCTCTACGCCGTTATAGACTACTTTTTGCCCAGCTTTGCCTTGAGCTGCGCTATAACCGCTTTGTCTGCCGCTATCTGTTCCGGCGTAAGCTTCGACTGTGCCTTTTTCCACTGAGGGTATTTGTCCTTCGGTATTCTGACCGTTAAGCCGTTGGCCGCTGTCGCGTAGACGTACTCCATTCTCGTTTACCTCCTGTGTGTTTATCTGGTTGTTTACCTGTGTGCTTACATTATCACCCTGCACCGCCGCATTGTCAACCGCCGCCTGAGTTGTAGATGCACCCATGTTATATGCTATCTCCGCCTGCGCGCGGTTCAGAACGGGCACTTTGGTAAGCGACTCTTTGTTCGCGCCCTGCTGCCCCATCTGATACACAGCATCAAACGCCATTTCAAACGCCTCGGGAGACTCGACGGGATTTAAATTGTACACTCTGCTCACAAACTCAGGCGTTGCATCTATCTTTGCCGCAACATTGTTTATGCTCTTGCTTACAGCTTCATTATTTGAAACGTTTGTGTTAACAGGCGCGGACATCTCCGAGCGTTGAGCAACATAATTCCTCAGCTCGGATAACTGCTGTTCTCTGTTCAGCGCAGCATACGGCAACGCCGGTCTTTCCTCATTGAGTTGCGTTTCCGGCGCCGACTGAACAGCAGTACCCTCATTTACCTGCGCTTTCTCGTTAGCTTGTGCAAGCCTATAAAGCTCGTTGCCGCTAAGCTGTTTGCCGTTATTTAGTTTTTCGTCGTATTTCCTTGCAAGCTCATAGCTTTTAGTGCCTCGTTCGCTTTCCAGTCCTTCGTCAACTAACTCTCGCTGAGAATTGCCGTATAATCTTTGCCCGGTTTCTCCGCGCTGCTTTGCTCTGTATGCCGCATTTATGCCGGTTGTAGGGAGACCGAGCAAGGTTGAAACGACCGCCGCGCCGGTAGCTTCCTCAATCGCCGCTTTTGGATTGATTATAGAGTTTTCATCGTTTGCGTCATACAGCGGCACGTCAGAGTATATACTCTTTAATCCTCTGCCCAAAATGCCCTGTATGATTTCCTCGCTTGCTTCTTCTCCGATGCTCTTAGCGTAGTTGAGAAGCAGGCTTTTGTCGCCCTTATTAACAGCTTTTTTCACCCATTCGGGCAACTTCTGCAAGCCGCCAAGTTCGGAGACGCCGCCAAGTTCAGTAACCGCATTTCCTGCGCCATTCAGCGCAGCATAAACAAGCGCCTGCAAGTCATCTGCGCCGTCTTGCTTAGCCTCGTCATAGCTTGAACCAAATGCCGAGCCAAATATAACTTGCGCATCCGGGCGCGTCGCAAACTGCTTTATCGCGTTCTGAGCTATAGCTCCGGTCTGGCTGAGCTTTGAGGCAGCCTGCCCAATTCTCGAAGCATTAGCAAGTGCGGCAGTGTCGGTGGCCGCCGCGAGACCGCCTCCCATAAGAGTTGACGCCATCATTGCAACAGCTTCGGCAGTCATTGCACTATAATCATAAAGGAGGTTATCTGCATATGCAGCATCGCGCTTTTGGCGGTATTCTATTTCTTTCTCACCGAGTTTATTAAAGGCTTTGATAGGGTTATCTTTAAAATTCAAGCCTTTAATTCCTAATGCATTATCCCCTGCAGCCTCTGCTATGCGGTCGCCGCCAAACATATACCAAAGCTCTTGCAAAGGGCCTCCGTCCTCGTCACCGAGGCTGGTAACAACATCAGCAGTGGAAACCAAGCTTTTGCCGAAATCGGTTAGGCCTACGTCAATGCCTCTGAGTATCTTTTTATACCACTCAATATCGCCTGCCGATATCGCGTCGCTGCCTTTGGTAAGCTTTTCTCCACCCCCGGCCTGTTGCAGATATGCGTATCCGGGATTATTGCGCTTGACTGCATCGCCATCCCACACGCTAATATAGCCGTTGCCCTTGCCGGTTTCAATTTTTGAAGCCGCAGCTTTGCCTTTTGCCCCATCGCCGTATACTTTGCTATATACATATCCGGGATTGTTGCGCAAAAGTGCTTTTGATTTCTGCTCATCTTCATAGGTTTTTGCTGCCGCGCCGCTTTTTATTCTTGCAACATACTCACTGCGCCAATCTGAATTGGTGCTCTTGCTTTTTTCGTTGCTTACATTGTCACCAACCCAGTTTTCATTAGCTTTCAGTTTCGCTATGTATTTCTTTATGCTATTTGAAGCCATTTAGCACCTCTCGTACTTCATTACATTTTCAAACCAACATAAGCTGCCAGCGTATCGGCCTGTTTTTTGCTGATTTTGCCCTCGCTGATCATTTCAACAAGTTGGTTTTGTGCCCATGTCGTACCGTTTGCCTGTTTGCCGTAGTAGAGCGTGTCTCTCAGGCCGCGATATGTAGCATCGTCAACTCCGGTCTCGCTAAAAGTGCTGGATGAGCTTTTTTTGCTGCTCCCCCCTCCGCCGCTCCTGCCGCTTGCACTCTGCGCCGCCGCCTGAGCCGCAAGCTGTGCGTAATAGTTTTTAAGTGTCTGCACATACTCATCGCTCAATCCGGAACGCAAAACGAGATCGGCAGAAGGCGAGCCTCCGACCTCAAGTATTGCTTTAACCTGATCTGCCGCCGCATTCATTTGAGACTGCAGCTGTGCATAATTTATCTGTGCTCTATCATAGTCCTGTGCATCCTTTGCCATATACATGTTATACTGATCTTTAAGCTCGTCGCCCTCATCCTGATACCGCGAATATGCCAGCTGGTAAAGCTCCGGCACAACGCCGTTTAGCTTCTGCAAATACGCGTCATACTGTTGCTGACCGACTGCCTGACTGTAGCTTGAACCGTAGCCGCCCGTAAGAGCTGCCGCCTGACCCATTGTGTCCTGCATGGCAAGTCTGCCCTGATTAATGTACTGTTCCCTGTACAGCTTATACAAAGGGTCTGTCTCGGTGTCGTAGCTAAAGCTTTCTCTGTTGAGGAGTTTGTTGAAAAGCTCATTTATCTGTGTATCATACTGCGGAGTATAGGTGTAATTGGTCTTAGCGTTTGGAAGCCCATCACCGTCTATTTTGGCATTGCGCTGCTGCTCGTATTGAGACGCTGCGGTATAATCGCCTTTACCAAATGCCTGATATATTTTCTTCATATAATCCGTGCCGCTATCGTATTCAACACCGTTGTATTCTTTGGGAAGGTACGAAGAATAATTGTTGGTCTGGGCATAATTAAGCGCTTCACCTTGAATTTTCGCGTTTCGCGCCTGCTCATATTTTGCTGCTGCCGTATAGTTGCCAGCGGCAACAGCATCGTTTATTTTTTTCTGATAATCGGTATCCCTATCATATGTCGTTTTTTTAATTGCCATATTTATGCCTTCCTTTATCTAATCTTTAGTTGCAAAGTGCTATGCTGTGCGTTTCCACATATAGACCACTAAATAGGGCGGTAAAGTATTAAATGCCGTTCCGCTGCCTGTAGCACCTGTCGGAATGCCTTGGGCAGCTGTTTTAGCGCTGGTTGAATAGCTTGCAAAGTCCAAGTTGGCCGATATGCTGCCGCCGCTTGTCGCAACGTATTGGGGGTGGGTATGGCTTGGCAAATTAGCAGCAGTTAGCTGACATGTAGCAGCACCGCCTATTCTGCCATTAGCATAGGAAGTACCGGCTCCAAGCAAGAACCTATCCTGAATCTGCGTCCAACTGCCACCAAATAGCTGAGCTGGATCAGTGCTGTTAACGCTCATATAGATGCTGCCCACTGGATATACTAAGTCTGCTATGCTGCTGGGATCGTCGCCAATTCCAAGATCAGCCGCCAACTCTGAGGCAGATCTATATTCTATAATGTTGCTGTCACTGAAAACCGCTATTTTTTTAGCCGCCGTGTTCATTCTGCTAACGTTTGTCAAGCGAACATCCCCGTTTATCTCACCACCGTACTTATTAAATTTCGATTGAAGCTGGGCGGTAACGGTTTTGTTCTGCACGGGATTTTTGCTGCTTCCGTCCAGATTTTCTTCAACGTCAGACTTATTGAGCTTGTCATCTAATGCTGCTTTGATAACCTTGTTCTGAACAGGATTTTTGCTGCTTGCGCTTAAAACATCATCAAGCGCAATGCTGTCGTTAAGCAAATACGGCAGGTTATCCGATAATTCCAGCAGATACCTCTGCATTGCGGCAATGTTTTCTTCCTGCGTTCCTTTAAATAAAGGTGATTGCGGTGGAATAATATTCATCGAATGTCTGTACCTCCCTCAAACAATTTGCTCATGCTGTAAAGTCTGACCTCCCCGCTGCCGGTGAGCTTTATTCTGAAATGGTCACATCGTCTCGGTCTTACGGGGATCATGAAAGAAGTTGTGCCGGTTCCCTTGATGTGCCCTTGATGCTCCCACTTTCCGCTTGAATCGTACTCAATATAGATGTCCATGTATGAGCCTTTCGGCAGCATCATACGCAAGTTGAAACGGCTGATATACTTTTGCCCTGTATAACTGTAGCCTTGCAGACCCGTGACAGCTTCCCACTCCGGTACGCTCTCTTGTGCGCTCGTTTTGTTGTAATCGCTTATAAGATGTATATTATAGCTATCAGCGCTCTCCTGCGTTACGTATAAAGTATCTCCGTTCACTGAGCAAAATTGTACTGCGTGACTTTCGTCCTCTTTATGCCACAATCCCTTTGCAGCGTCGTAAGCAAACATCGCCCACTGTCCGCTTGAATTCTTCATTGAGATATAGTATTTGCCGTTAGCACTGCCGCCGACAGCATCTGTGTAACGCTCATCTCCAAGGTTGTCCCCTGTAGAATATGTTGTAGAACCGTCAAATGCCACAACGCCGTTACGAGATTTGTAATAGCAAACATTCCCGACCATTGCGACTGAGCCACTGCAACCGTCCTGCACGCCGTCTATCACTTTATCCTGTATCTGATGCGCTCCTGTTGACGATACAAAGACCTTGTGGACGCAGTTTTCTTTGAAAAATATCGGATATCCGTTAACATTCGCAGCGCCTGTAAACTCGCCCGGTGTGCCGCACGATGCTTTATAGCTATCTGTGGATATGCCCTGAAACACATTCCAGTTAGTTGCATCACCCAGCTTGCAAGCATATATCTCATTTATTCCTTTCATGTTTGCGCTATCAGACTTTCTATAGTGGCAGCCCCACAAACGATTTTGCGCTTGTATGACAAAATCCATATCAGGGACATCCCTGCTCATAAAAAACATACTGCCACTTGAATCAATGGTTTGAGTTGCGCTTATCGTACCGGCTATAACATGCTCAGTGTTATTTCCTTCAACCCACGACTTAACTATTATGTGTGTCCCCTCTATGCCGATCGTGTCTTCTTTGTTATTTATAGTTGTGGATATTCTTACCGCATCACCGGCCGGAAACGTATATGATGAATAAATGTCATTGCCATTCGTAGCAATGGTTATACGCACATATGTACTTGTCCCGGAAGTTATAATTTTGCCGTCCGAATCGCACGGGCTTATCTTGACATAAGGCAATGGGGCAGAAGTCATAACAACCTGGCTGTACATTGAAAGGTGGTGTGAATAATAATAGCCATCGGCATTTTTCTTTGTGTTCACTTTAATACCTGTTGGGAATATAACTAAATCATCGTTAAAAAAAAGTAATTGCACTTTGTCGGAGAATAAGAGTTTTCCCAGATCCGCATAATCATCATATGTGATAGCCGTCATATCTTCGAGATTACTGTAATCCGGCTCGCCTGCCGGATAGCTTTTGTATATTTTATAAAGTCTCTCTAAGCTATATTGGCCGCCGGACTTGTTCCCGATAACATACAAATCTCCATTACTGTCTACAGTCATTCCACCTATGTACGTAAACACGCCGCTCTGAATGAGACTTCGTGCCGCCCTGTTGCCCATGAGCGGGTAATAGTCCGACGTGAGATTTTTCATATCATAAAACTCTCCGTCGCCGATTTTGTAGTTGTGGTTATAGCCGCCGAAGGTATCAACGACCGTTTCAACCGTGCTGCTTTCGGGTATAGTTATATATGTCGGCATGCTGTCCTCCTAAAATCTGAAATGCGTTAGTTTCGGCAGTGGCCTGTGCGCCGCGTCATACGCCTGCGCAAATCGCGTATAACCATCGTTGTAAAACAGAACGGCTTTGTTGTACTTGGCATCCTCGCCGTTCTGCTGCGCTATCTTGGCCTGTAGGTAATTAACATAGATATCCTCTGCATACGGCTCAGGAACCAGCAAGTCGGTCGCTATGTCCTCTGCTGCATACTCGGGCTTTTCAAACCTCTCCGCGCCCTCGTGCGTGGCTATCAGGTCTGTATACACCATCTGATCAATAGTCAGCAGCCATCGTACCTTTTCGGTTTCATCGTATGCGTTAGGCGTAAGCTTATCGGTAATGTCTATTGCTTCTGCAATTGTCATATTGTTCTCCTATTAAAATAGCCGCCATGAGGCGGCTGTTATTTTTGATATTAATTAGTGCGCGGCAAACTTCATCTCGTCGATGTGCTCGTCAAGCATGCGCTGAGCGTAGTTTGAGCGCTCGATCTCGTCCGCTACTTCTTTCGGAACGAGGCTTGTTTTGCCTTTGGGCAGCAGATAGTTTTTTCCGTTTATCGATACAAACAGATCGGGGTCACTGTTTCTGTCGCCTCTCGGTATAAACATTTCAACTCTTTCATCATCTGTTTTTTTAGCCATGTTTTGCTCCTCTCAGGCGGAGGGGCAGAGTGTTCCGCCCCTCCCGGGATAATTACTTGTTTTCCTCGTCAGTCGCGGAATACGAGCTGACGGACATCACGCGGAGTACGCGCTCAGGGTAAAGGATAGTTGCGCCGTTGGTCTCAAACTTGTAACCGATGGTGCTGAACTGGTTAAGAGGACCGCCGATCTCGTCCTTGTCATGGGCGATCATCTCAAGGCCGCCGCCCTCGGGGTCGATAATGCCAAAGCCGTCCTTGCCGAAGAAGTAAGTGGCATAAGTTACGCCGTCGGACTTATTCTTATAGGTGGTGCTGCCGGAATACTTGTAGCTTGCGCCGAGGATAGGTGCATAGGTATCCTCAATGAAGCGGCAGCCGTGCAGCTCGCCGATCTCACCGTTGAAGATCTCGGAGGTAGCTGCATACTTATGCACTTCAATCCATTCCTTGCTCTGGCGCAGGTCATACGCAACAGAGGGATGGATAACAGCATAGTATTTGCCGTTTATCTTGGGTACACGGTCTTTCTTGAGCTTGGTAACGGCCTTGTTTACCATGGTGGGGGTAAGCAGTGCCCAGCCGTCAGGAGTCGAAGCGCCGCCCGTACCGGCAGTGCTGCCGCCTGCGCCCATGGTTACCGGGGAAGTAGGAGTAGAAACTTTAGTTCCGTCCTCGGTGACGTTATCGCAGTACATTACGTTAGTGCCGACAAGCAGCGCATCACGGATAAGGGTTTCCTGAGTAGCCGCAGCGGATGCGCCCATTTCCTCGGTCGCTGCAAGAATGACATCGTCATATGCGCGCATCTCGAGCTTATCGGTGATAGAGGTGTAAGTGCCGTACTGCGTGATAGATGCAGTCAGCTTGGTTGCACCAAACTGCTGACCGGTGGGGATAACGCCTTCCTTAAGCTCAGTTGCCTTTGCAAAGGTGTTAAACTTACGCCATTCAACAGTGGTGCCGCCGTTCTTGGGCAGTCTCTGCTTGCGGCCAAACTGCGCATAGAACATCTCAACTCTGGCATTTTCGAGCAGCTCAGTGTCATAGAACGTCTTAAGTTCGGGTGCCATCGTGTTGGTGGCAGGGCTGGCCGCGACGGCCTCGCCGGTGTATGCGTTGGTATAGTTGGAGGTGCCGTTGTTTACAAGTGTGTTAACAACAGTACCGGCATCTGCAAAAATCTGAATCCAATTAAAATTGATCATATCGTTTCCTTTCATGGTCATAGGCCACGCGGAAACGCTCAAGGCTTAAAACTGCCCGGGATATATCTTTTCACCCGATCTGATCCGGGCTTTCAACGCCTCTCTCTGCTCCCGTGTGGCGTTTCTGTAATCAAACGTCTGAATGGAAGCGTTAGAGGACTTGGGAACGCCGCCCTCACTCGGGCGCGATCTATTCGACTGCACAGCATTGGACACCTGCTGCACCGATGCTTTCAGCGCTGCCTGCCGTATGCTTTCCTTTATTTCATCACGATGCACAAGCTCATATGCATCTTCAAGCGAGAACATCAGGTCAGGCGCGGTCAAGCGTCGGAATGTAGGGTTGTCCAGCTCTTTCCGCAAATCAAAGTTGGGGTATTTTTTTTGAAGCTCAACGGCCTGCGCGTTCATCTTGCTCAGATGCTCCATAAGCTTCTGCTCGTTGATAAACTGCTGCTTTTGCGCTTCTGCCGCTCTTGCCACAGCCTCGGAGCGCTCGAGCTGCTTTGCGACCTCGGTCGATACACCCAATTCCATTGCACGATCTTCGTAATACTCGTCATCGTCCGCGACCGCCTTTGCGATTGCGTCATAATCTCCCGAGTCTACGCCGTACTTTTTGGATAGCAGCTGCAACGCCGGAGCAAGCTTCTCAAGCCCCTCGGCGTCCGCCTTGTACTTTGTCTTTGCCGACGAGACTACTTTCTGCATCTCCCGGTTGTAGTCGGGGTCTGCCATGATTTCATCCCATGTAAGCCGCTTTGCTGTGTCTTTAGTCTCTGCTGCCTCTATGGCTTCCTTTGGCGCAGCGGCGGCCTGCGCATCGGCTTTAGGCTGATTAACAGCTTTGCCATATTTCGCCCGTCCGAGTTTTTCCTTAGGCACTCCAAGCTCTGCGAGCCTGTCAGCCGTGGTTTTCGGTGCTGTCTGTCCGGCGGCAACAGACACATTAACGCCCGTGTTCTGCCCGGCGGCGGCAGATGTTTCGCCCGAAGTGGCTGCACCGCCATCGCCGGTACCGTCCGCGAATAGCTGCAGCCAACTGAATTTGTTGTGCATTTACATGCCTCCTATTTATTTGCCCGTAGGTGGGCAGGTCCGTCGTACCGCCTGCAGGGCTCGAACCTGCATCTCTATCTATCCGAGCGTTTTACCGTTAAACTAAGGCGATATACAAAAGGGGCGGAGAAGGGGGGACTCCGCCCACAAGAAAGGAGAAAGCAGACTATTACAGCCGCCGTCTGCCGGGGCGGCATCTTAAAGGAGGTGAACTTGCTGTCTCATGCAACCCACGTTTTCAGCATAGCATTTACTTATGCTTTGCTTTCAGCCCCACCTTGCGCACTTTTTTTAGTTTCTGTGAAAATTTTTATGTATTCCGGGTATTCCTGCATCAGCAACACAAAGCCCTTGACTATTACCGACATTTCAACGACCGCCACAGGGTCATATTCAGTCAGTTTTATCCGTGCTTTGCCGTCGGATATATCCACTTCGGTGATATCCTTTGGCAAAATGGCCGCTGCCGTGCGCACAAGGATTGTCGCAGCCGCGCATATCAAATCCTCGCCTTTGGGCGCAGACTGCGCATGCCCTTCGATTTCTAATTCGAATGTGCTGCCGGTGCTGTTTACGCATACGTTTATCATGTTGTCGCATATCCTCCATCGGGCATTGCCGCCTCGCGCGTCTTTGCTCGGGCGTTAGACACCTGTGCATGTTCGCGCTTGGCCGGGTCTTCTGCAATCTGTATATTTGCCTGCGGTGTGCTGATCTGTACGTTAGCCTGCTGTGCGATAGCCTGTATCTGTGCAAGCGACTGCGCATCACCGCACTTGGCCGCAAGCAGTGCCGCGACCTGCAGCACCGTATTAAACCTGTCGAACAATGTGCCGTTCTGCTTGATGGTCTTGCGTACATCGTCTATGCTGTCAAAATCCATCATCGTAAGGCATGCAAGCGCTTGGTCTGTCTGCTGCGGATTGAAGAATCCGAGATTATAAAACTGCAATGCCAATTCATTATTTGACATCTTGGTGTATGCCGTGCGCTTCTGCGGAACGACATTGATATCAAACTCCGGCACACGCTGCCCGATATCGTATCCGGCAAACATCTGTGTCTGCGGCTTTATGTGCTCGTTGGAATAGCTTAAAAACAACTCCTCGCCGCCGTCGCCCAGAATGCGAAACTGACGCGGCGCATCGTAAAACTGCCTTATCAGCTCTATGACAAGATAGTTTAATTCGCTGTATGCCCTGTAGCTTGCCTTGGTGCTGTCTCTGCTACCTTTGCCGCTGGCTTCCTGCAATGCTGCTATTGCGCTTGCAGCCGTTACGCCGCTGCTTGTCGTGCCTGTCGCAGTCTCCGTGTTGCCGCTGGTCTCGCGCAATTCGTTGATGCTCAGCTGCAACATGCTGATATAGTTGCCGTCAAGGTTATCGTGCGTAACAGGCTTTAGGTTATCGTCGTTTAAGCTGCCTTCGACGTTTATGATGGTTTCATTCAGGTTCGTAAACTGCTCAACGTTTACGCCGCAGTTGGCTTTCTTAAAGTACCTGGGTTTTGCGCCGACCATTGCATTTTCCACATACGCCGTTTTCATCAGGTCAATTTCCGTCTGCGGCGCTTTGCACAGGTCTACATAGCCGTATCCGCATGGGCTGCCTTCAATGGGAAACAGCGTGTCAAACACATACGGGTATTTGCTGTGGTCATACCAGCCGGTCATTGCACGGTCAGGGTCATTTTCCGTCGCGTAAAGCACCGTGCCCGGAACAAACAGTATGTAGTGCAGCACACCGTTTTTGTGATAGTACGCACTGATAACAGGTACTTTGTCCGTAGTGTCTACATGGTCATCGTATCTGTATTTGCTGGTTATAAAATCATGCGGTATATTCTTGCCCTCCGGCAGCTCAGCCGGGAACATGGCTCGGACTTCGGTTTCGTCCTGAAAATCGACCTCAAAAAAATACTTTGACTGCTGTATATCCTCGACTCCCGGCTCCCAAAACAAATTAAGGATGTTGCACTTGCGCACATCGATATCGCCCAAGCCGTTCATTTTGTTCTTGTCCCATATGACCTTGTACACGCCTGTGCCGGTCTTCAGCTTTGACCACATAACTTTGCTATAGGTGGCCTCAAACTGGTTTTTTTCCAGCACAACAGGGATTATTTTAGACAGCATAGCCGCCTCTGCTTTATCGCCCTGTTCCCTCGGCAGTATGTTAGGCTCAGGGTATGCATCCATTGCGTCGGCGTGTTTGTTGGTGATAACGTTATGCAGCCAGCCGCTTTTACTTCTAAATCCCGGCTTTGCGTGACCGTCCTTGTCTTCTTCAACATCGTTTCGCAGCTTCCACCAGTTTTCCGATGCGATAATACGGCTATCGACTGACTTCTTCCCGGCGCGATATTTGTTTAGTATCTGCATCAAATCCTGTATCTGCTGTTCCCCAATGGGTTTTATGCCAAGCATCTGCGCCGCAGTTTCAACGCTGCCAAGCTCGGGCGCTTTGCTGCCGTCTGCGCGTATAGTGTCCTTAGTGATATCCATTTGCTTTATATCCATCCTTTTTGTATTGGTTCAGTGGGTCAGACAATATAACTTTCGGTTTTTGAGGTATTATCGGGCTTATCGGTCTTGCCATACACATATATCGCCATTCGTCACTTGCGTGATCTTCCATCGACGTATCCAGATCTTCGGGCTTATGTTCGTCATACATCAGCAACGGTATAGTACGGATAAACGCCTTGCAGTTGTCGAATACATACATGCGCGGATATCCGTTATCGTCAAATTGCAGCCGATAATGGCATTGCATCCAGCCTGCAAGCCGCTTGTTGTCGCCGGGGTCGAAGTACACACCGTATTTCTCGGCGGTCTCCGCGACCGACACGCCGCGTGACACATCCCATATTGACGGGTCAGCAACGCCAAGTATCTTGCGCCCTTTAAGCCACGGATGCGTCTGCTCCGTCTCGCGGATGCGCTTAAACTGTTCGTCGGGTGTCCACTTGACACCTTCGTTAGGCGTATCTGTGCAGCCGTACAGCTCCAAAACGCGATACAGTACGCCGTCATAGTCGATAGCCCACCATGCGCAACTAAACGGCTTGTTATAGCCGAAGTCGTATGACCTGTATATCGTCCAGCCACGTGCCGCGCCTTCGTTCAGGTCAAACGCCGGTATAACATGCGTAAATCTGCGCTGTGCTATAGCTTCTTCCGGCGTTATCCCCGCCTTTGCGCACAGTTGCGCATCCGGGCGCGTTCTGAAATCTTCAAAGAATGCGCCGTCGAATATATCCCATTCGCCCTCCAACCACGCCTTACGCAGCTTAGGCGGCAGGGCTTCAAGCTTTTTTATATAGTCGGGGTCTGCATCCATCAGCGGCTTGTTATCCGTGACCTTGCTTTGAATAAATGAATAGTCCTCCGGGTTCTCCCCATCGGTATAGGCGCGGTCTATCGCCAACCGCTTCACCCAACTGTGCCCAACGCCGCCGGGGTTACATGTAACATATATCCGCCGTGGGAAATCATTCGCGCCACGCACGCAGGCCGAGAGCTTCCTGAACCGTTCTTCGGTTTGGTGGGTACCTTCGTCCAAAAACAGAATATCCGTTTCTGTGCCCTGAAAGCGTTCAGCATCCTTGTCGGTATCGCAGTACCTAAATAATATTCTGCTGCCGTTCGGGAATGTAATGACCTTCTTCTGATCGTTATAGCTTGCCATGCGCTGTGATTTATCAGCATCATAGCAATGCAGATCGCGTGTCAGAGGTACTATGTGGTTTTCCTGCAATTCCGGGTATGTTTTACGCACGATCATGCATGTTATCCCCGGAAACTTGAAGCAGTACAGCACCGCCGAGACGCGCACGACGAAGCTTTTGCCGCCGCCGCGTGCGCCGCCGAAAAACACAACATGCGCCCTATCCTTTAAAAATTCCTGTTGTGTAGGGCTTAGGTAGTCGATTTTGTATTCAGGCATGGTTATTTACCGCAGAAATCATCGGCACCGGCAATGATAACGCGCACCGGCTCAGGCTGTGCTTCTCCTGCTGCCTGGCGTTCAAGGTTTTTAATGCGCGCTTCCTGCTCGCGTTTATCGGCATCGGATTTAACACCCTGGATTTCCGCAAGGTCTTTCATTGCGCCTGTAAGGCTTTTCAGGCCGCGTTTATCCTTGATAATATCCGCATCCGTTAACTGTGCTACAGCGCTGCATAGCTTGCTTGACAGCAGCCCAGCAGCTTCTAATAGGCTTTTGTATTCCTGATAATCAATTTCCAGCTGTGCTTTGATACGGTCTGCGCCCTTGGCCGCGCTATACTGCGTCCGCTTCTGCGCCCATTTTTCTCGTTCGGCGCGTTTTCGCAATGTACTGTACGAAACGTTGTGTTTCTCGGCAAGCGGCCTTGTGCCTATGTCGGTAGTAATATATTCAGTTTTGATATCATCCCATTTGCTCATGCCTTTATAATAATGTAGGTGGCGTTGCATTAATCAGCCCCACCTTGCGCACTTTTTTGCTGCACATAAAAAATCAAGGGTAACGCTTAATGCGCTACCCTTTAGTATTTTTCCGCTAATGTGATCTTGTAGACCGGGCATTGTGCGTACTGTGTGCAGCAGTATTTGGACACATACACCCGGCGTTTCTGCTCGTCGCCTTTAAACCACAGCTGCAATCTTGCGTCACCGCATGGGCCTTCACAAAAGATCTTGTTCTCACGCGCCGAGCCTTTTGACCAAAACGGGCACTTTGCCCGGCTGTCATAATATCCATCAGCGCCCCTCATGCAGCGTGTACCTCGCGTACCGTGTCGGGATGCCGTAACGGTTAAGTCCGGTCTCCATCGTTGTTTCAACGTCATAGCCGCGCTTGCGAAGATCAAACACGCGCCCGGATGCCCTGCCTATGCCGTAGTCATACATGGCCTCGCGGCTTGTTATGCTGCCGTGTTCGCGCATGTGGTTTAACATCATTTCGCACTGACTTTGGATTATCATGTTCCGCGATACCTCCAACATTTTTTAGTTGTAAATGTCTTTACCGCCCTTGCGCGTTTTATGTAACCAGTCACCAGCAGCTCCCTTGCCGGGTATTCATTCCGCGCCGCCGCCTTGCGTTTATCATTCTCCGCGCAAAACGCCTTGTACCGTTCGCACGTTGCATGGCAAAACGGCGTTCTATCCGGGCAATTACGGCAGTCACTTTTCATAGCGCACAGGTTCAAAATCGTTACACCAGCCGTTACGCTTATCGCAGTTGCAAGCGCACTGATCGCAGCACCAGTCGTAATAGGTGTTATCGCTACGGCGGCATATCTCACGGATTGCTATGCGGTAATCATTTATTTGCTCGTTGAAATGGTTTGCCAAACTGGCCATGCTGTCATAAAAACACATTGGAACACCGCCCAGAATATCAATCAGCCATTTACGTATTGCGTATAGTAGTTTTTTCATGTTTCCCATCCTTTCAAAATGCTATGCCCGAATGTTCGCCGCGTTCGGGCAAATCAACCATTTCAGGCCGTTTTATTTCCTGTTCCACAGCCCACGCTATATTCCACAGCGCCGCTACAAGGTGATGCGCTTCCGCGTCGCCCTGTATGTACAGGCTAAGATGCCGTATGCCGCTGTCTATCAAGCTATGCTGGGGTATGCCTTTGTCGACGTTGCGTTCCCCGTAGTGGATCGCGCCGCGCTCGCAGTGCTGCGCAAGGGCGTGTATCGCGCCCCACGGCAGCAAATCATAGCGGCCTTTCCCGTCGGCCTTATCTCTCACTGCGCCGGTAGAAAACTCGCGGCGTTCATCTTTTTCGAATTTCACTATCCTCCCACCTTTCGCCGATATCTTCTAAAAAGTGCAGAAATTCATGCGTATCTGCGCAATAATATTGTTTGCCGTTAACGGTAACCGTGTAGCTGCCGTCGTGGTTGCTTTTGGCTTCCCAGCCTACGTTTTTAGCCATTATCGCCTACCATACCTTTCATCGAATGGCGAGAAGTTATCCTCGCCCACTATTTCACGGATGCGCCGGTCAAGGACGGTTTTTGAATATTCCAGGCTTTTATCGCCCACGCTGTCTTCTACGAACAGTTCGGCAATTTCGTTTACATACATAACGAATCTTTCGCCGAACGCCTTAGCGCGTCCAGCGCCCAAGCCCAAAATATCATTAGCGGCCATAAACGCCGCGTCTTCGGCCATCTGCATACGGTTATTCACATAAAGCTGCATCTCTATGTCGAATTCGTGCCGTATACGCTTTGCAAACCCCGATTGTTTTCTACCCATGCTTAGTCACCACCTTAAATCGCTTTGTATTCTGACCGCCTTTCGCAGATTTGGTCTATAACGCGCTTGCATTCAGCAACCATCTCGGCGGTTGTCCAGCGCCGATACGTTCGCGTGTCCGGGGCATCGCGATAACATCCGAAATAGTCTAAAACTTGTGCATAACCCCATCCAATGAACCAACCGTCGTGATCTGCCGCATCCAGCGTGCTTTCGGAATACGTTATTCCACCATGGCAGTTAATCGTTTTAGCGTTAATCGCCTTATCGTAATGCTTGATATCGACATACGCGCACGGATGCATTCCGCGGCTTACAACGTAGTAATCAAATCCCTTATACGTATCGCAAGCCAGCCGTTCGGGGGCGCAGCGCTCAGGCTTGTAAACCATTTCTTTCATTCGTCAGCACCTCCGTCCATCTTTGCGCCGCAGTTGGGACAGATAGGGTAAATACCCTTTTTGTTCCATTGATATTCTCTATGCATCGCTTCTCCGCCGCACTTTGAACAGTCGTAGCAATAATCACTGTTTTTCCAGTGCGGTCGAATCCACTGCCCATGCACCTCCTGCTTATAGCCCAGCTGCACCGCCATGCGCTTAAACTCGCTTTTTGTCGGTTCGTGAATATAAATAGGCTCGACAGCAGGCGCACACTTAATGCGCTCGATAATTTTGTGAGCGCCTCGCATTTCTGCGCTCGTTATTTTTCCTCTTGCCGTATATACCACCGATTGCTCGATGTCGTGTAACAGCGCTTCACGCTCTATGTATTCAGCCATTGTCAGTCCTCCCAATCAATTGCCTGTCCACAATAAGAACAGAAATTCATTTCTTCATCTACTCCCTCGTTGCAAAACGGACACAAACCAGCTTCAATGTCATCAGAAAGCGCAAACTTCTCTATCGGTTTCTTTGGTATCTGCTTTTGAATGCAGTCAACCATCACTTCGAGGTCATATTTCTGCTTCATAGCATCTATGAACTCTGTCATATCAGCACACTGTTGGTCGAACATAGCGCACTTGGTCGCTAATTTGCATATGTGCAAGGCTTCTTCTGCTGTCATTGTTACTCCTCCTTCGGCGCATCCGGCAGCGGCATCCAATATAGCGGCATGCAATCACAATCGGCATACCAGCCATCATCCGTGTTTGCACACCAAAACGTGATATCTTCGTCGCCGTCATGCCAAAAGCCTACAGCCATGTTTCCGCTACCGAAATACATCAAAACGTCCTGCTTGATCTCCGGCAGCCTGTCCTCTACGCTTGTCCACTGCATTTTTTCAAGCACACGCGCCGCGACTTCCAATGCTTCGGGGTCTACAAAATCCCCTGCGCCAAGATTGATACCACTGGTGACGATATTGTCTAATGCTTCTTTAATATCTTTAATAGTCATTGTTTATCACCGTCCTATCCGTTGTCGTTATCGTGCCTTTAAAACAGCTTGTGCATTGTCCGTCGCAGTATGCCCAACCGCTACCGCATTTGTGCATTGATGCGCCGGATGAGCGTCGTGCAAGCTCTATCTCTTTCTGTTTCCATTCAAGTTCCGCTCTCAGCGCTTCGTTTTCGCGCCGTAGGTTTTGGATTAAAAGATCAGTATCAGTCATATTGTTCCTCCCCATTGTTCGGCCATAGCCTTTGCTATGCCGGGGTTAAGCAAAAGCGCTTTAATTTCGTGAAGAAGGTCGAAAGAGCCGCTAATTGCCGAGATTCCAACAATTTTGCTTCCACCACCGTCAATTCTTGCCCACTCAACAAACTTTGCAATGTCACGGCAGGAAATTCTCCCGAGCGCTGTTTCCGACCATTCGTGCCGTGTAGAATTTTCTATGGGCGGATTTTTTCCGATAAGCCACCAGTCAGGGCCATATCTCCGCTGGAGTTCAAAGTAATAGTAGTCGTCTGGATTGATCTCTACGTTGATAGTCTCAAACCAATCTAATGACGGCTGCGTATACGAAAACTTAAATGGCGCTTTACCAGACTGTGACATTCCGCTCCGCCTCCTCACAGATTTCTACAATGTGCTGGCACAGGGCGGGAGGAATCTTTGACCTTTCCATACTGTTCTTCAGTGCGCATGTCCCACCACGGGGAAGGATGATACCCATTTGCTTTGCCTTCCTGATAGTTGCCCCTCTTGGTGATCTTTCGTGGCAAGGATCACCGTTTTTGCAGATGGGCTTGAACTGCGGATTAGGATGATTTGTCCAGATGTCTGTTGGTTTCATTCGTGTATCACCATACTGGCAATATGTAACCGTATAACGGGGAAGTCCTTGCATCCATGTCATCTTCCGCATACCGCCCCTTGGATTTTCGATAAACCAATACTTCTGTCTCTTATACACATCTGACGCTGCCGACGAAG